TAAAATAGTCCGTCACCAGCTCGTACTCTTTGCCTTCAAACTCATAGCTTAAAGGAATTTCTTTTTGTTTATAGTCACCTAGGACCTTTACAATAATATCAAAAAGTTTATTCACGTCCTTAGCTGTAATTTTACTTAGGTCCTTTTTTGTGTATAAATTAACTAATTTTATTTTGTCCTCTATTTTCCATTTCTTGCCGACCTCGTTAATTAAGTGGTAACAATGTATGTACTCTAGACCTAGTTTATTTATGTTTTTAATTATTTTAACTTCCATAGCTTACCTATATTTTCCTGTGTATTTTTCACCAGTACCCACCGCGTAAAGTAACGCGTCTATTAAGTGGTCTCTGTCCGATTTTTTTCCCTTGCCTGTTTTTTCGTCATAGACGTAGTAGCGTAATTCGTCTATTAGGTCCTCGCTGTTTTTGTCTACGTAAAACGTACTTTGATTGAGTGACTGAATAGCGTAGTTTTTAATGTCTTGTTTGCTGTCGCATTTAACCGCTTTTATTCCTTCGAGCTGTAGCTCTCTTATACTTTTAGGCTCGGCGCTGTCACAGTAAACTACGCCTTTGTCGTAGCCCATTTTTTTTAATTCGCTAGCGCCTTGCTGGTTAGTGAGGTTAGTTTTATAAACAAATTGTTTTAAATACTTTGCACCGTTATAGTTATAGATCCCTAGGACCGCAAATTTAGAAGTAGCAAAACCAAAATCACAGCCGTAGTAAAGTAGCCTAGCGCCCTCTGGAAAGTCTACAGCCTCCCAGTTTTCGAAGACTGCGCCGTCTATACTTCCTATTTCACCGAGTCCGTAAACCCTGTATTTGTTAGCCCAGTATTTGTTTATAATCTCGCCCTTGTCGTTGTACCCTAGTTCCTTGTATCTTAAAATCTCGTTTCGCTCTCCTTCGTCTAGCTCTTCGTTGTCTTGAAAAGTAAGTTTTAAAAAATCACAGTCGGAGCGTGGCACTATTTCGGTATGTATAAAAAACTCAGCGTCTGGGTTAAAATCGGCGTAAACCTTTTTAGTCCTACTCGCTACCTGTCTGTATGTTTCTGAGTCTATTTTGTTCACCTCGTTAAAATAGGCTACGTCAGACCTTAGACCTTTCCCAGCGTCCGACTTGTCTAAACCTATAAACTTTATAAAGCTGTTGTTTCTAAACCTATAAAGTGTACCAGCTAAAAACCTAGACTCCTCGTAAATTCCGAATAGTTTCATAATTTTAACAAAGTCCTTAATTACGGTTAGCCTCATTTTAGTAAGCTCCGCGGATAGTATTAAAATCTCTCGGTCCTCTTTGCTAGAGGCGTGGTTAATTAAAAGCATCAAAATAGAGAAAGTTTTACTAGCTCCTTGTCCGCCCTGTACTACTGTAATTTTTTTTTTACTGCTCGCTATTTTCCTTAGCGCCGTCGTCGGTCGTATCATTTAGTACGTCTATGTTCATTAGTTTTACGTTCGCGCTCGTGTTCGTTTCTACGGTTTCTTTTAGGTTGTTTAGCCTCTGTGTTATGCTAGGGTTATAGAAACCGAGTAGTCCGCCTGTAATCTGGTCCTCTCTTATTTCATTTCTTACACGCGAACAGACAGCGACAAAGTCAGAGTAATATTTGTCTTTATTTCTAAAATATTGCTCAATATTTCCTAACTCATTGTCCCAGCAAAACCTATAAAAACCTTCTAAACTTATAGGTAGTTTAGGAAAGTCTATTACTTTCTTACCGTCCTTACCTACGTACTGTATTTTTTCCCATTGTCTAGCTTTATCTTCTAACTCTTCTTTATATTCTTTAAATTTGTCGTATAGATCTGCTGGAGTTTTAAAAATTCGTGTCGGGTGCATAGTTATAATTTTGATTTTATCCAGTCCTCGTCGTATTTGTAACGATTTGGTAGGGGTTTGTTATATTTTTTTGTGTATTGCTCAGCTAAAGTAAGCTCTTCGGTTTGCTCTGTCTCTTCTAAGTGTTTTAATAGTCTTTTATACGTATCAATAGCGCAACCGTTACAGTTTTGTTTGGGTATTTTTCCGAAAATTTCGTAATAAGTACCATTTAAAAAAGTTTTTTCTGTATCATTAAAAAATACAGCGCAGTAATTTACTTTTTTTCTTAATTTTTCTTTAAATTCTATTAGTTCCATTGTTTTGCTATTAAATAACCTACTGGCAAAGTGTAAAAATCAAAGGTAAACAAAAAAGTTAAAATTGTAGCCCAGCCAATTAGACAAAAATAACAGTCGAAGGGCTTTACCATTTCAGTAGGTGGATAGCCTAGCCATATTTTTAGTTTAAAAAACAAATTTAAACTATCTTTTAGGTAAATAACTACAGCTATACTAGTTAGTAAGTAAATTATACTCATTTTTTATAAGTTTATGCGCATTATTTAAATAAACATCTAAGTCCGCGCGTCTTAACTTCAATTTTTTACACAAACTGAGCTTAGAATTTTCGAAACTCAAATAAATTAGGTCTTGATAAAAAATAAACTCCTCATTATCTGTTTTTTTATTTAAAAAAGACTCTAAAGCCAGTTTATAATTGTTTTCTGGCACTATTTCAGCTGTATTAAAATACTCTTCTACAAAAACTAAACTTTCCCTGTCTTTTAAATAGTCTAAATATACGCTTTTGAGTACAGTATAGAAGTAAGACTTATAATTTTCGACTTTTTGCGGGTTTTGTAAAATTATTTTTTCAATCGCTAGGCTAAAAATTTCCTCGTAGTCGTCTTTAGCTATATTTTTAGCGTAATTTCTACAAGTTTGACAGTTATAAATTTTATCTACCATTTTAACAAAGATAATAATAAATTTTAAATCATTTTTTGGTCCTGTAAAACAATAGCGTCAGCTCCGTACTCTTTTAATTCCTTAATTCTGTACTTTTGTAAAGGTTTTAACGTGTCTGTAGCCTCTTTACATTCAATAAATAAAGGTTTTTCGCCTTCTTTTATGCAAAGTAAGTCGGGTATACCGTTTTTATTGGTTTTAATTAAATTAATAACTAAATATCCGTCGTTCTCAAACCTTTTTATAACTTTTGTCTGGTATTTACTCGCCATTTATACGCTTAAAATATGAATTAGTAAAGTCTAGTTTATTGCTTACTCTTTTATAAATATGTTTTTCGATTCCGCCCTCAGAAAAAATAAAATATACGTTATTTTCTTTAGTTCGTTCCTTACTTGTCATTCTGTCGCGCCCTTGTAAGTAACTAAGTGCGCTAAATTCTAAGTTATAGTAAATTAACGCGTCGGCTGTAGATAAATTAACGCCTTCTCTGGAGCTACGGACTTGTCCTATAAAAACTAAGTCGCTAGACTCGTTAAATACCTCTGGGCTTTCTGTGAAATTAGTAAAAATTGTTTTAAGTAGCTCAAACTCTTGTTTAAAAATATAGAATATAGCTATTTTTTTACCTTTAAAATGATTTTTTATAAAATTAGCCTTAGAGTCGTCTAGAGTCATAGCCTCTCCACTCTCAAACTTAACCGTTCCGCTGAAAATCTGGTGTAGTTTGTTCTGTAATTTTACGCTAGTGTCCGCTAAAATTACTTCGTCCTTACCTTCTACTAACAAATCTCGTTTTAAACGCTTTGCTATGTCATAAGTTGCCGATTTCATTTTAACAGTTAGTATATTTTCGTTAACTTTTTGATTAAAACCAGCCTCAGCCTGTGTATAACTTATAAAATAGTCTTTTATTTTTTCGTCTATTAAACTTTTCCTAGCATTTGAGTAGTCGTTTACCTCAGCGTAACCTAAATTACGTTTAGTTACGTCTACGTAAACCTTAGCCCACTTATAAAAATTAGAATACTCTTTAAAAGGGCTATAAATATCTGAAATTCTAAACTGGTGGAATAATTGACTGTAAGACTCTGGGCTAGGCGTACCACTTAATAGAATTAAACGGCTGTAAGGGTTGTTTTTTACGATATTTTTTAGATCTTTAAATCTTTTGCTAGGTTTTGGGTAAGTTCCTAAACTATGCGCCTCGTCAATTATAATAGTCTGAGGCTCTCCGCTAAATTTATGTAAACTTTCGTAGTTTATAACCTCTATTTTATAGTCTGGCTGTAAAAGTTCGTAGTCTTTTTGTATAGAGGCTATGGCTTTCTTTTTAGTTACAAATAAAACGAGTTCGTTACTAAATTTATTAGCTAAACTTAGAGCCGTTAAGGTTTTACCAGTCCTAACTTCCATAGATAAATAGACTAGGTTATAGTTTATTAGCTTACTATACCCTAAATCTACTATTTTCTTCTGGTAGTCTCTTAAATTAATCATTTACTAAGTTTAAACTAGTAGGTAAAAAAATTCGTTCCTGTCCTTTTATGTTTTTTTTATTCGCTACTTTTATTTCTGGATAGTAAGGACTACCAGCTAGCAAAAACTCGGCTATACTTTCGTCTTTTAGCTTAATTTTGTTGTCTAAAATTAAATCGTTGTAAGCTAAAATAAAATTTTCGCTCACATTGGCGCAAATTAAAATATTTTTGTTGTAATTTTCCTTAGTCGGTAAAAACATTGCTTTGTCGCCCTTCGCCTCTGGTATTAGTTCTATTAGTTCCGTTGTGTTTACCTTTCCTTTCCTTTCTTTTAAGGTTTTCAAAATTATTTCTTTCATTTTCTACTATTTTGGGTTTATATTTATTTAATTTTTCTCTAGAAATTTCTGTAAGGTTGTTATTATCTAAATTTTTAACCGTATCTATAACGGTCCAGACTCCAGAATTATAAAGGTCCTCAGTTTTTGTAATCCTAAGCTTTTTATCTGAGTTTAAAAACGTAAACTCTTTATGTTCATTAATACTGCCGTCTGGGTTTATTAAATCTTTCATACTAAAAAGGTGTTTCGTCTAGTTTTTTATCGTCTCCTAAAATAAACCAGCGCTGTCCGTTAGTTATTCCGTCGTCATATTTTAGTTTAGAAAAATTAGAGTATTTTTTTATCCAAATATTAAACTTTTTACGACTTAGCCACTTTTTAAAATCTTTATACTCTTCTATAAAGTTCTCAAAATATAAAACTTTGTCATTTCTAACACCTCTAGGTACGTTTTCGAAGTCTACTACCCACTCGTAAAATTCGTGTGACGTTTCAGCTATAAATTTACGTAGCTTTAAATTTTTTGCGTTCTGTTGCATTAAACCGCCTTTTAAATAAATCTGTATACAATAAACTATGTAGTTATCAAAAGCTATAAAATCTTTACTAGTCCAGTCGTCAAACAGTTCACGTTTAAACTCTTCGTAAGGCGTTAAATCTTTGCCGTAATATTGAGCAATTTCTAGTTCGTGTCGTCTACGGTCGTGGCTGTTACCCTCGCCCTTTATAGCGTAGTTTGTAGATAGTAACATTTTAGGGCTTTCCTCTACCGTAAGTTTTATAGCGTCCTTATTTTTACGCTCTAAAGTTATACCCTCGGTAACCAGAGAAAAACGTTTTTCAAAGTCGAAGTTTTTTTTAACGTCGTCAAAAACGAGTATCTGGGTGTCTTGGTTTAGAGTTTGGTAGGGAAAGTTTTTTGTATCGTCAAAAGTTTTTCCGTCCAAAATTGAGACGTTTCTAATTTGTCTCAGCCCTTGCACAAATAAACCTTTACCAGTTCCGCCCTCTGGGTTATCGCTTATAACTTCATCGTTTAAAATTACCGCTTTATTGTCTCTTTTGCTTTTGTAGGTATGAATTAAATAACCTATAGTAGACTCAATAGGCAAAGGCGATTTGTTACTAACGTTTAAAATAAACTGTTTGTAGTCGTTTTCTAAATTATCAGAAAAAACAAAGTCTCTTTTTATTATCTGGCTTTCCCAAATATAGCCGTCTATGTCTATAAAATCTACTAGATTAACCTTGTTTTTATTTATTTCTAATACTCCATTTTGATAAGCTATAAAACTTTTTTCTTTTGTGTCGTTTAACAGCATTAGCTCTATTGTGTCTAGTATCAATAAAAACGACTCAGTAAAAAGGTTTTGATAATTTGCGCAATAGCTATAAACGTCTTTTAGTCCAGAGTCTAAAAGGTAGGTTAAAACAAAGTCTTTAATTTTAGCCTCGCTCGTTTCGTTTACTTTGTTCGAAATAACTCTAACAAAAGTAGGTTTTTCAGAGCCATTAGGAAAGTATTTTTTAAAACCGTTAGTCTCTAGAAATATTTTATACTTTAAGGTATCAATAGAAATTTTTTGTTTTCCGTTTTTTTGCTCTTCCTTTATGTAAAACTCTTCGTGTTCTATTACCTCTTTAATCTCCTCGTATACCTCAGCGTCTATATTGTGTTTTTTTATTACCCTTTCGCGCCCCTTGTTTAGATCCATTTTTATACGGTCTATTTTACCGTAGTCCTCAAAATATTTAATACCGAAACGTCTAGTTTTATACGCGCTTTTTATTGTGGTCCTTAACTCAGCGTCTGTAAAATCACCGTAGACAACGTTATTTTGTAAATACATTTCTGTAAATTGCTCATTTAAACCGTACTCACAAAAAGCGCCAGCAAGGTCAAAAATATAGTTATTCCTTTGTCCCTCTATAAAATCCTTAGACCAGTTAAATTTTAATATAATTTCAGCTATACGGTGTTCATCGTTTAAAGGTAGTAAAGGTACTTTCTCGTTCACAGTAAACCCCTGGTCTATTAGTTCGGGAGCAAACTCTACAGCCTCGTAATTTATGTAAATATTTTCGTCGGCACTTTCAAAACAGACGCGATCCACGTTTGAGTTAGCTATGTCAAAATATTCGTAGTTAAAAGTTTCGTTAAACGCTTTAAAATATTTGCTGTGTTCTAATTTGTCGCATTTAGGTATTTTTACTACTCCTTTTATTCCATTACCAGAGGGCGAAATAAACAAAGTTACAAAGTGTTTATTTTTCTTTAGCTCTTCTAGGTGAGCTAACATAGTTGTTTCGTCTGGGTACTTATCGAAGTCCGTAACCATTAAACCAGAATGAGCTACTAAGCTGTTACTGTTTCTCTGGCTAAAGTCCCCAGCAAATAAAATACAGGGTAACGAGTTTTTTAGTTCTTTGTTTCCGTTTCTTATAGCGTCTATTTTAGCTTTAGACTTACCCACTCTAATACGCTCCAGAGCTTGCTCTAAAGTAATTTTAAAAGGTACATCTTTAGATTTGTAAAGGTCTTTAAAAATAGATACGGTTAATTTTTTCATATAAGGGTTATAAAAGTATAAAGCCAGAAATTAAATTAGTCCCTTAAAAGGTATACAATAGAAACCCACTAATTTAATATACTGGCTTTAAAAAAAACGTTTTATGTATTTTATTAAGGTCTACAAATATAGTAAAAATTATTTAAACACAAAACGTTTTAAACGTGTATTCTTAAATCATTGTTTTACATAGCTTTATAAAATATATTACACGTTTACACGTTTTTTTCTAAAAATAGCCCCCCCCTATGAAAAATAAAAAAATTGTTTCTAAAGGGGTATAGAAAAGCCCTAAAACGTGTCATAAAAAAACCCCTATTAAATCAATAATAGGGGTTAAGGTTTAAAGGTTTAAACTAGTTTAAAACGGTAAAATATCACCGTCAGAGTCTAGTGTAGGCTCTGTTTCATCAATTCCAGCGGTATAAATATCCATATACCCCTGTAGCTTTTGGGCGCACTCGTTGGCTAGTTTGTCGTCCGCTTTAGTTATAGGCTTTCCTAATTCAAATTTAGGTGACGAAAATTTTATAGATCCTTTTTTTCCTTCTACCACTTCGTTAACCTCTATAAATTGGTTATCTAGTAAGTGGTTATTTTCGTTGTAAAAATCAGAGTAAGCCTTTACGCCTATACCTTTTAACTGGAAATTGACAAGCTCGCCGTCTGGTAACATAGCGTATACTGAACGGTGATAAACTCCGCCAGCGTTTTTTATTTTCTCTTTGTTTTCTTTGTAGAGTCCGTTAGCTATTTCGCCACCTTTAAAGGCTCTCACAGTTAAAGGCTCTTTAGAAATAGCGTAAACTTCGTTAGAGTAAATTCCGCTTTCGCTTGCGTCATTCCAGCCCTTTACGGTGTGGTAATGTTCTAAAAATAGGAATTTAATAGGTAACTCTACTTTTACGTTTTCGCCCTTTTGCTTGTCGTAGTAGCTAAACGCTTGGTCGTTACTCTTCCAGTTTAAAAATTTAGTAACTGGATTACTCGTTTGTGTTGTTGGTCGGTTTAATCTCGCCATTTTATATATGTTTTTTATTGCTCCTAAATTACGTAGGTAAGAGCGTCCTACTTTATTTTTAAATTAAAAATTTCTTTAAGGTACGTATTTTTTATTTTCTGACCTAATACATTTTACTTATTTTTTCATCAATTCCATAATCTAACAATAGAAATTCGCCTTTGTACATTCCCCAGTTTTCAGGATTATAAAGATCACAATTAGTAATATCAAGTTGAGGAATTATAGTTTTAATTTTTTTTACATTTGACTCTGATATTGATTTGACTGGTTTAGCACGTTTTTGTAAAACAATACCGAAACTTTCCCAAACAATAGGTTGAAGTATGTTTTTACATTTGTACTCTTCCCATAGTTTGCCCTCGTTCTTACCTTGTAAATAGCCCCTGTAATCAATAGGTATTTTTAAAACTCGGCTTTTGCAAATTACCACTAATCTTGTGGAGAATTTAATCATGTTACTTTATTTTTAAATTATAAATTTCTTTAAGGTACGTATTTTTTATTTCTTGCCCTAGCTTTAAAGCCTTTTTTATCTCTATTTTATTGGCTTGCTCTGTAACCTTTACCGTCTTAAATTCTTTAGGTAATAAATTAACGTCCTCTATTTCTACCCTCTCAGACTTTCTCAGTCCGAAGGTGTTAGTGCCTATTTTAAACTCGCCAAACAATTCTATAGCTGAGACTAGGCTATTTTTTAGGCGGTCTATAACATTGTTATTTTGCTTTTTCATTGCCTGTAAGCGTTTTATTTCGTTATCTATTGTCGTATTAAACGCCTCTTTACTTAAAATTACCGAGTGGTAAGCTATAGCCTTCGTTTGTAGTTCGTTCTGGTTAATTTTTAGCTTATACTCTAGCTCTGGGGTAAGCTCGCCCTCTAGCTCTTCTATTTCGGTTACTAGTTCTAGGTATTCGTTTTTAATATCGTAAAGTGTATTTTTCATTTTTCAAGGGTTTTTATCAATTTTTCTAATTTGTATTTTTTTTGTTTCCAGTAGTCCCAATTTTCAAGCTCTATTAACGCTAAGTATCTTACGCTTTTTAGCTCTTGCTGTGCCAAGTTTATAATGTCTTTTTTAGACAATTTTTTTATTTGCTCGTTTATAAAGTCATTAGATACCTCTAAAGGTATAGCGTTCTTTACTAAATTAAAAATTAGGTCGTGCATATTTTTTCATTATTTCTATACCGATTCGCTCCAATTCGTCACTTTTTAAATTTACTACTTTATAGCTAAACTCATTGTTTAGCCTTTTAACGTCTATTTGTATAGCCTTGTCATAGGACCTAAAACCTTCGATTTTCTTTACATAATGTATAACGCTAGCGTGGTCTTTGTGTATAAAATTAGCTATTTTCTCGTAGCTTTCATTAGTGTAAATTCTACAAAAATATCCGTACAGCATCCTAGCGTAAACTAGGTTAGAAAGTCTAGATTTTAAATTTTTTACTTTATTAAAGTCCTCGCCCAAATACTTACAAATAGATCTTAAAATAATCTCTTTATTAAGCCTGTTATTTTTTAAATCTACAGCGTTAAAAGTCCCAGCCACTACGTAGGGGCTAATAAAAGTATTTTTGTCCTGTTCTTTTTTTAGCATCTCGCTCTTTCTATTAACTCGTTAATACTTTGTTTTGCCTCTTGGTTTTCGCTGTAGTTTTTAATACAAATTTTAAATAAGTCTACAACCATTGGAGCGTTAAACTCGTTTATATTTCTGTACCCTCTAACTACAGCCGTAAGCGTGTCGGGTGAGTACCTATATTTTTCGGCTACCTGTTTTATGTCGCCTTTTTTTTGGTTATAAATTATGTAAGTTTCTAATTTTTTAGAAATAGGTTTGCCAAAGTGTTTTTTTTCAAATATTGCCATTTTTTATCTTTGTTTTTGCCAGTAGATATTAAGTCGTTTTTGGTGTTCTAAATCAATATCTAACTTTTTTAATATAATTTCTCTTCTATTTTTTAATTTTTTTATTCTTTGATCTTGCTTGTAAATTATCGTTACAAATAAAATCAAAATCGCAAAGTTTCTAATCGTTCTTATTTTCATCTTTCTCCAGCTTCATAACATTTGCCACTACAATAGTCGCCGTCCTCTTCTACTGGGTTACCGCACTCCCTACATTCGTTCTCTCTTTCGTCATACTCGCAAGGGTTACCCTCGTTTAAATATTCGTCATTCATAGCTTTAAGTTTAAAAATTGGTTAATACTTTCCGTAAAATCTACCCCGCCTATTACGTTACTAATTCCAGCGCTAGTTTTTACAGCTATTTCTAACTCTTCTCTACAGCTGTAGTTGTAAAATTCGTTACCACCGTCTAGCCATTCGCTAATATCGTCTATTAAAGTAGTGTCTGAGGTTTGAAACTCGCCTCTAAACTCGTGGTCTATTAAAACCTCTATTTTGTAGTAACCTTGTGTCCTTTTTTTAATTATAAAATTTAACATATTATTGTATTTGTGAGGCGTTAACCTCGGTTAAGGTTGTAGTGTAACCGTTACACGACAGACAAATATAGTAAAATAGTTTATATTTCCAAAAAATAAGACTAAAAACTTTCGTGTTGTGTAAATTCTGGCTTTTTTTTCTCGCGTTCAATCATTGAAAGCAAACAGCTATAGCAAATTAAATCTAATATAGAGTCGTCTATACTTTCGTTATTTGGCTCATTTCCTTTAATTAATACGCCTAGCCTTGCTACCTTAGTAGCTATAAGACTCAAACAGTTTTGAGACGCTGACAGCCCTAAAATATTACCAGCTAGCTTAAAATTGCTCAAACGGTCCTCGTTAGCGTAGTCGTTACCCTTTCTAAACATTGTATGTTTAATTTCGTCTACTATTTTACTTAGCTCTATTTCCTGTTCTTTTAATTTCATTGCTCTATATTTCTTAGTAAATAATCTGTGTAACTCCTGTTACTAATATGATACGTTTTTTTGCATTTACAGGTCATATAACGTTTAATGTACCCCATTGGGGTAGTGTCCGTGTGAGAAAGTTTTACGCTTTTACTTGCACATTCTGGGCATTGCCATTTTCTACCACCCTTTAAAACCGCTAGGTTTGTGTTATGATCAATATAAGGCGTCAGCACGCTAAAAACGTCCTCTAGCAAAATTACGTCCTGTTCGCAATAGCTAACCATTTTAGCTAAATATTTTTTTTGCTCCGCTTTAGTCCCCTCTACCGTTTTCTCCCACAACGTAAACCCTTCGTGGTCCAGCTTACGCCCCACGTTAAAATAGTTACCTAATAGGTCTAGTTTGTTACTGGTAAAATTAAAATATTTTCTAGCCTTTTTTAAAGTGTCTAGAGTCCTATATTTAGGGAACATTAAAACGCCGTTTAAAATTGCTCTGGTCCTTAGCTCTTTTATGTCGAAACGGTCGCCGTTGTGCGCTATAATTTCGTCAGCTTGCCCTAGTATTTTAACGAAGTCCTTAACTAGTTTTTTGTCGCTATGCTTGTCGTCCCATTGAACAGAATAAACTTTATTTTCCCCTTGCCATTTATAAGAGATACAAATTATTTTTTTTTCTGTTACTATTTGCTCTGGGCGTACGTACTGTTTACCCTGTCTCCACAAATTAGCCTTTACATAGCTCGTTTCAATATCAAAAAAAAGCCTTTTAAACGGCTTTTGTTCGCCCTGTATTTTTTGATCTTGCCTAATAGTTTCTACTTTTTTTCTAACCGCATCTATAGACTTTCTTAGATTAAATTTTAAAATACATTCTCGCGCTATGGCTGTGTCACTTGTTATAGTTTCGCACCTTAACGCTACGTACTCGTTAAACTCTTTTGTGTATCTCATTTGGTAAATATAGGTAAAAAAAATTTATAGCTTGACTGAGAAATTACTCAGCAAACAGAAAAACAGCCTTAACGTATGATTTTTAAGACAAAAATTACCGTAATAAAAGCGCCTAAAATAATAACCCAAATTAGTAAATTTTTGTTTATCGGGTTTTTTACGCTGTAATATTTAACTGGTATATTTCGCTGTATTATTTTGTCAATAAAAACTGTATCGCACTCACCAAAAATATAAACACTATCTAATACGGTGTAAACCTTTACTTTTAAATTTTCTTTTTTTAAAAATACGGTATCTAATAAAAACTGGTAGTTTACGACTGTGTCGGTTGTAACTTTATTAGTAGTTAGTCTAACCGTGTCTATTAATTTTACTGAGTCTGTGGTATGGACAAAAGGGTATTTTTTAACTAGTCTAGCGTGACGCCTAACAGGGCTACACGATAAAAAAATAAGTATAAAAAATAAATACCTCAATGTATAAAATTGGTTATAAAATCGTAGTGTAAATTTACTATTTTGTTCTGCCCCTCTTCGGTCATTAGTATAGTTTTGCACTCGTTTCTGTTTGTATGAAAAAAATTTTCACTTAAAATAAAAGGGCATTTTGTATATTTTAAAATGTAAAAATTAGCCTTTTTTTGTCCTCTTAGCCTTTTGTCTGGAAACTCTAGTTTAAACTGTTCAGCTATTTTTTGGCTCATTCTATTAGAGCTTTCGCTAGCCTTTGTATAAGTGTAAACGCTCCAGCCGTGAGCCGATTCTTTACTAAAACCGTTAGAGTGGACCGAAACGCCTATGTATTTTTTCTCTGGGTTTGCTTTTATTTCTTTGTTTACAATTTCTACTCGCTCTCTTAAACTTAAATCTACATTTGTAGGGTTTGTATTAAATACCTCTATACCTTCGGCGTTTAGCCTTTCGGTTAGTTTTTTTACTATTTCCCTATTACCTACGCCCTCGTAGTATACGCTACCGTCGTCCCAAACTGGCGACCTTTTGCCCGCTGTCTGGTAAACTCCTTCTATTAGTCCACCGTGTCCCGCGTCTAAAATAATTACGTAGCTCATTTATTTTAATTCGTTTAGATCCTTTTTAAAGCCCTTTAGTTTTTCGAACAAATTTTTAATAATTTCTATAAAAGGTTTGTTACCTAGTTTCTGGCTCGTTTCGTCTATACTTTTAATTTCCACGTAAACAAATAGAGCCGTTACTAGCTTTGTTACTAGTAATTTTATGTCGTAAATTTCACCGTCTAAAATAAACGAGTCTACAAAAAAGGATAGTAAAATAACTCCGCAATACATTAATAATTTAGGTACTACGTTAAATAATCTGTGAGAGGTAAAAGCCTTTCGCCCTTTTACTTTTAAAGTATAATATACGGCAAAACCAGTATCTAGCATAACGCTAAAAACCATTAAAAATACCATACCATAAATAGGAGTTATAAAGGTCAAAAATAGACCGCCTAGCCCTAAAAAATACGAAGTAAAAAAGCTAGTTTTCATTTATATATTTTCTAAGGTTTCTACGTGTTTTATAGCCTCTTCCATTACAAATTTAACAGCTGAATTATACCAGTTTGTTACTGTTAACTTTTCGTCCTTAATTTTAGTATAACTACCTTCTACCTCTGTAATTCCGTCAGCTCCATACTCTACAGTCCCCATTTCTGGTATGTCTCTTAAAACTTGTTTTTTAGTCAAAAATTTAACGTCTGTAAAAACTTTTCCTTTGTCGTCTAATCTTTGTAATTGATACTCTATAATAATAGAGTTCGTAATAGGGTTAATTTTAACCTCAGTTATAACGCCTTTTCTTTTGTCGTTACTTACAGCCGTTTCTTTTACCGCTATCCCTGTAGCGTTTGCGCTTAGTTGTTTGTTAATCATAAATATAATTTTTTATAGGTAAATCGCAAAAACTTTTTGCGTTTTTAATTCTAAAATTTAGGTTACAAAACCAGCCGTTTACTACGCTACCCCCTTTCTGGCTAAAATTCTGTACGCTAGTAGCGTTTGTTATTGTTCCTAGTCGTTTCCAACGGTCCGATGTTGTCATAACGACTATTAAATCGTTTATAATTTGCAAGGTCGTAGAGTCTACATATTTTTCTAAACTTTTACCGTCGTCTATTTTGTCGCAAACCATTAAATTAATAGTCATAGTAATATAACTGTCGTCTATATTTGCGTCTGTTACGTGCGCTATAACTGAGCTATGTTTGACGTTGTTACTTTCGTAAACGTCTAAAAAAAAACCATAAAAATACGCGTTTACTTGAAGGTGTGCCTCACATAAAGTACGTAACTCTTGATCTATTTTATTTATTGTTGTCCTTATCATTTGCCTTTTTAACGCGTATAGCCTCTAGTCTAACTTTTTTTATTGTTTTTTTCTGCGGTTTCATATCTTATAAAAAACTAATTTTACCCTTATAGCTGTTGCCTTGCCCCTCTGGGTTTATGTCCTCTTTTTTTGTAGTACATTCGTAAAGAGGGTAGCTTGTTTCGTTGTCAATTAAGTAACCTATTAGCCTGTTTTTGTAAAAAGAGTAGTCTTTTTGTAATTCACTCCTGTAAATATTGTACTCAGCGAGTGAGTACGCTTTTACGTTTTCGTCACTTGCTGTACCTACGCTTTTGTTTCTTATTTTCCAGTTATTGTGCGTAGACGCTTTTAACTCGCACGCGCAATAAACAAAGTCTAAAACGTAGCCCATTAGTTTAAGCTCTAAAGCTGTTAAGTCGTCATTTTCTACGCCCTCAAGTAGACGCCTGTACTGTTGACTCCCTAGGGCTGGCTCTAGGTCCAAATCTTGCACACGTTTAAGAGTCACTAGTAACGTATCGTCGTTAGTGTCTGAGTCTATGTAGCTGTAAAATTTTAAAGTTGCTATGTCTACTAAATACTGCATAATTTTATAAATAAACTAGTTGTTGCATCCATACGTGACGACACCACGGCGTAGTTTTGCCGTTCCCTTGATTCCAGAAACCACCGCGATAAGTAAAACAGTCGCGACCTACAAAAGCGCTAATTAAATTAATATCGTCTCTAGACCAAACTTTACTCCTAGATAGTGTTACCATATCCGTACAAAATTCGCGCGTCCTATTGTTTGGTAAAATAGACGGTCCGCTAACAGCTGGGTTTTTTTCGTAGGAATAGTAAATTTTAATTTTACTTACGTCCTGTTTAGCGATTTCGCCCAAACCCGAAACGGTAATTTTACCGTCTTTTACTAGTCCGTTCGTTTCTAAAGTTTTGTAAATATTTGTCAGCTTTTGAGAGTCTACATTTAAAGCCTCGGCTATATTGTCGAAGGTGTGACCTTCTCTAACAAGTGCTAAAACTTGGCTTTGTATATTATCCAAAACAGCAAATTTAGACTTACTAAACTCTTCTATAGCTTTCGCGTCCTCTTCGTCAGCGTTAAACTCATTAGGTAAAGCTCTAGAGTAAACTACGTTTTGAGGCTTTGGGATACCGCACTTATTAAATTCCGCCACTACGTCTATGTCGCTTTTAAATTGCGCTGGCTGTTGCTGAGGTATAGCCTCTATTACCTCTTCTTTTTGCTCTAAAAAATCTAAATTAACTTCGTTAAATTCTATTTTACCCTGTAAGCCGTTACCCTTTTTAGCTATCTCGTTTAGAGCCGATAAAATTGCCCTTTGCTTATACTTGAAATAATTAGCCTTCATTATTTTATAGCCTATTTCTAACTCTGTCGCGTTACCTAGTCCGCCCTCGGTCTTAATTCCAAATAAAATAGGAGTAGTAATAGAGTGAGACAGTATAATATTGTTACGGTTGTCTTTAGACAGAGCTAAATAACGGTCTTTTAAATCGTTACCGCTTACGTTTAATACTGAAGCTTCGTTTTCTTTTCCCAGGTTGTATAAAACCATAACTCCGCCCGCATTTCTTTCGCCTGTGCTATTGTCCTGTATGTCTCTTTCTAGGTCTCTCTTTTCCTCTTCGTTAGCTGGTTGTCCGCTATTTAGGTTTATAATTGTTCCCGTTGAAAAACCAGAGCTAATCTCTGTTAACTGGTAGGTGTTAATTTTTATATCCGTCAAAATAGACGTTATACCACCGCTATACGGCGGTGTAGGGTAGATACTTTTATTTACCTTATTATTTTCTACGGTCTGTTTCCCTTTATCTTGATAAATCAAGTAAAACTCTCTGGCTTTCCTGTCGCTAGGGTTAAAAGGCTCAATTATTTTAATAGTTTCCTTTCTGTCGGTCCAGTCATTAGATACGGCTATATTGTTGTCGTCTAGTCTATACCTAACTTTCTCAAAGTCTATAACCTCTAGCTTATCTACTCTAGACTTATCTAACGACCAAACCCCACGCAAACAAAACATATTAGAAAGCTCTAAGTCTTTTGCAATTTGCTCCGCTATTTCGTTTAGGTTGTAGTCAGAATTACCGTTTTCAAAAAATCGTTTAAATTCTAGTTCGTCTGGTCCTGTATAATTTAACCCCCCACTAGTAATATAGTGTACCTTTGAGTTAATAATACCCGACTGTATTGCCGAGTTTTGAAATAGATAATTAATAAAATAGGGGTACTCGTTTTTATCGCCCCAGTTTACGTAATTGTCTTTTTTGTTGTCCGACTCCGTAGAGCTTGGTACAGTAATTTTTTTAGATATAAAACTACTTTTTAAATTAGGCATATAAAATTTGGTTTGTACTGTTAACTACGTAAAACTCACCCTCTGGAAAGTCTGTTAAAACCTCAGCTTTACCGCTGTATAGTAAAAATTTACCCTCTGTTGTAGGCTCTTCGTCTACACTTTCGTAAATTGAGTAAATGTAATTTCCCTTCGGTAAGTCTACCGTTTCGGGCAAAGATAATAAAAAAATTTCATACCGAATACTAGACTCGCTAATAGGCATAAAAAAATTAAAATACTCTCTTTTTTGCTGGTGAAAAAAAGAAAATAAATAATAATTAGCTAGCCCTGTCACTACTTGACTCAGAGACGTTACTATTTTGTTTGTCTTTTGCCTTTGGAGTAGTAACATATAAGTATTTTATATTTTCGTGTTTAAAGAGTTCTATATTCTCAATAGTAATAGGGATAAATCTACCCAAAGTTTTTGAGTAGAATTTACCGCCTATATATTTTTTTTTAATTTTCATAGACCTACGCTATAGGTGTAGGGTAATTAGCTACCAAAATAGAAGGAGCTATAGAGCTTTCTTTTCCAGTTAAAGTAATAGTTACGCCGTTCATATCCTCGTAATTGTTACCTGTTGCTAGCGCGCTTGTGTCTGCTACCATACCGTTAACAGCTCCGTAAACTACGTTTTTGCCGTTTTCTTTTTCTTGTATAACAGTTAAAAAGCCTTTAGAAATTAAATCTACTAAATCTCTAGTAGCCTGTGAGTCGTCCTTTAAAATTAAAGTACACGTAGACGCGAAAAATAAACTGTTATTTTCTCTGGACCTCGTAGCTGTTTCTGTAAAATCTATACTCGCCATATCTGGCGTTATTCTAAAAGCACTTTTACCGCTTAAAATACTAAAGGTAGTAACCTCGTTGTTTGTAACCGCTAAAGTGTCTATGTTTTCGGTATTCATCACTACCAGCGACTTAGTGCCTCCGAAAGAGGCACAGGCTGGTTTTGTGAAACCGCTAGTAAGTTCGCACATTTGTTATTTTTTTAAAATTAATATTAAGCTCCTAAAACTAGTTTTACGAAGTAGTCAGAATACACGTATTGTACTCCACTTCTAAACAAGTTTCTTAGCCTCAATTTTTCAGACTCTTCTAGAAAGCGCACAGAAATTCCATCCAAATCCGAAGAAATGTCTGTTCCCCACCACATATACGTATATGGACAGGCGATCATCTTACCTAAACCGTTTAGCTGTGGGTAAGTTCTAACTGTAATATTTGTAGTAGGTAAAATAAAACTCATTTCTGAGCCTTCGTTTACTACTTCGATATTAGCGCTGTAATCTTTATCGTTGTAAATTTGAGTCAAAATAGCGTTAGCCTCTTGTCTACCCGTAATAATTTCTACGTTTGCTCCGTTATCAAACAAAACAGGGTTAATGTTATCGTAAACTAATTTAGCCAAGTCGAAAGCGTTAGCCGAAGTAATAGCTGTCTCTGTAGAGCTAGCACTAACTACGTCCGTGTCAGCCTCCCATTGCTTAATAAAACCGTCGTAGTGGCTTAGGTTACCGTTTAAGCTATCTACGTCTCCCAAAAACATTAAATCTTGGTTTTTCTTTTTAGTCATTTTAACTAAGTAAGCCGTCAAAACGTCCTCTAGTGGCAAATCTCTGTCTTGCTGGTTAGCTCCAATAGACAATAAAAGTTGCGCCCACGTACCCTCTAAAGTGTCGTTACACAATTCAGTACCTACCATTAGACGGCTAGTTACTAGGTTTTTTCCGTCAAAAACAATAGCGTTGTTTTCGTCGAAAGTGCTAGCGCAATTAGATCCGCTTTCTAGAGCTAAATCTGAGTTTAACAATTTGATTGTTTCGCTACCTTTTACGTTTTCTAGTACGTTAATTCTAGACGTTAGCCCAGAGCTGTAAATTAAATCTGCATATATTTCGCTCGACTGCTCATTAATGTAGCTAGGAAGGGCTGAAATATCATAGTCAAATTTTTCCTTAATTCTTGTTTTAAAATCTTTCATTTTTTTATGTCTTATTTTGTAAAGTTTCTCCACGTCTTAGTAGACTTTGAAACTGTGTTAAATTTTCTTTTTTCTTCTTTGTCCAATTCTGAAACTAACGTTTCAATTTGCTTTGAAAACTTAGAGTTTTGGTTTTTCAATTCTCTAATTTCAGCCATTAAAGTAGTTTGTACCTCTTCAATTACTTGCGCTACCTCTTCTGGAGTTACCGCCTCTTCGCTAGCCTCTGGTATCTCTTCGATTAGTGTAACAATACCGTTACCGTCCAAAGTAATGACTTTACCGTCGATTGCGTGCATACCCTCAGGTGCTAATACTTCGCCCTCAGCTGTTACCATTCTTACCTCAGTTCCTATAGCTAATTCACCAGTCCACGCGATCTCTACGCCGTCTACTGTTGTAGCTGTCTCAAATTTAGCTTTTCCGAAAACCATTTCGAAAAGGCTTTTTTTAGTTTTATTCATTTTTGTATTTTTGGTTTTTATTATTTTTTTGTCAAAATATCCCTCTATAGAAAACCCTACGTGTTTTCCTTGTTTAATGTCTTGCCACGTTTTTTCATCCTCTACCTTATAGCTTACTATCCAGCTACCGTCTTTTAAGTTTTGACCTTTAAAAGAGTCTGGAGCTTTTACGCCTCTTTTGTCGTCTATAAAGTAAGACTCAAAAAGGTAAATATCTTTTACCTTTCTATTAAGGTCGTGCATTTCGTTAACGTTGTGCATATACCCATTTTTAAACATTTTTTGAGCTATTGCTAAAGTTTCTTTTTTGTTAAAAACTACGTAGTGTTCCCCTAGCTGTTCGTCTCTTCTATAAATTGGCAAATCTACAGCAATAGCTACGCCTGTTACTATCCTTTTTTCGTCGTTAAAGTGCTGTTTTATCCTTTCACTTTTACCGTTAAAAAATTCGAAACCTTTAAAATGAGCTGGCTGAGAAACTAAACTTATATAGTCTAGCCCTTCCGTCTCTTCCGTTAATATCATTTTGTAAAGTGGTAACATATCTATTAGACTTATTTATTTTTTAATTTGTAGCTTAAATAGTGGCAATTCTTTGCGTAGTCTGTCTACGGTCTTGCATTGCCTCTAGTTCAGATTCTACTAATACGACTCTACCGCCGTTATTGTTTTGCGTTGTAGGTCCACCAAAACCACTACCGCCCCCAGTTTGACCGTTATTTGCGCCTATAGTTGTACTGGTTAAGTTTGTAGGCGGTGCGCCTACGCTTGTACTCGGTGCGGTTACTCCACTACCCCCACTCAGTAACTGTTTAGCTTTTGCCATATTACCCATAATAGAAATAATACCGCTAGCAAATTGTACAGCTCCAGCTACCCCCATAGTAACGCCATTTAAGGCGTTTTGTTGAGACTGTGCGACAAGTGACGAAATAGCTAAAGCTGTATCTGTAGCTATCTGGACCAGAGCGCTAGCTTTTTGTTTCTTTTCGTTGTCCTTCATTAACGAGGTTAACCCTGTTAACCCACCACTTATACTATTTATTAGTTCATCCCTTGCGCCTTGCTGGGCTTTAATGTTCGCTATAGCTTTCTCTGTCTCTTGGTTAGACCTCTCTTCGTCCTCTTTAGCGTTTTTGTCTTTTAGCTCTTTTTGTTTTGCTAAAAAAGTCTCTTCTAAATTAAGCGTGTCCTGTTTATTGGCTCTAGCCTTATCTATTAAATCGGTATAGTAAGTATCTAGGTCCTCAAATTCCTTTTGTCTTTGCTCTTCTAGAGTGTTTACCTCAGCGTCTGCTATTTCTTTTTTTAGGTCTGCTAACTCTTGCGCCTCTGTCCTTATTTTTTCGTCGTTTTTTTCTTTTGCTTTTGCCTCTATGTCGTCTATTAACATAGCCATTTCGTTAGCTTGTTTCTCTTCTAATAGTTTTACTAGTTTACTCTGTTCACCGTATTTTTTTACTAGCGCGTCCCTTTCTCTTTGCTGGCTTACTTCTAATTTAGCTAGAGCTTTTACGTCCGCGTCTTTTTCCATTTCTATAATAGAGTCCTCTAGCGATCTTTGTAAAGCTAAAAGCTTATCGTTTTCGGCTTTTTGTTCGTTTCTCCTTTGCTCCGCATATTTTCGGCGCTGTTCTTTTTTTGCCTCTTCCTGTTTTACACGTTCTAGCTGTAGCGCTCGCTCTTCGTCTTTTGCTTGCTGTCTTAATTTTTCTCTCAGTACGTTTTGTTCGTCTAGTTGCTCCTGTGTATATTTGTCGCCTAGCTTTTTCATGTCTACATACTTTTTACGCTCTTGTTCTACTAAGTCCTTAGTATTTTTTATTTGAGACTTTAAAAGTTTTTCCTGTAGTTTGTCTGTGTTCTCGCCTCTCGCTTGCGCTAGGGCTATCTCTTGTTTTAGTCGCCCCTCTTCGGCTTTTGCTTTGGCGTTTAAATTTCTTATTTCTTTATCGTAACGACTTATATTATTTTCGGCGTTTTTTTGCCTTTGTTTTTCTAGGTCAGACTCTATAATACCCAGAGCTTGCAAGCCCCAAATTACAGGCGCTAAAGCAAAATTTATAAATTTCATTATACTTTCCTTCCAGTCGTCCCATTTAGCAATTATTAGCCCAATACCTACAGCTAGCGCTCCTATTCCTGTAGAAATTAAAGCAAGACGAAAAATTTTCATCGCCTTACTACCAGTACCCACCGCGAAAGCGTAGGCTTTCTGTAGACCTACTCCTATTTTAGTAGCTAGGTTACTCGCTGACTGTCTAAAAGCCGACTCCTTTTTTAAGTCATTAGAAAATTTTTGTACAGCGTTTAGTGTTTGCTGTACGGTTTGAAGTTTTACAAAGGTTTTAATTAACTGCTCTTGGTCCGTCCCTACTAAGGTACTAACCCCTAAAAAAGCCGTATAGCCGTTAGTCATACCTTCGGCTACCTTGCTCGTGTCCTCGCCTATAGTCGTGTTTTGTTTAGCTATTTTGTCTAAAGACTGCGCGCTTTTATCTGCATTTTCTTGTAAACTCTGGCTCTGTGACTTTTCAGCCTCTTCTAAATCATTAAAGGACGTTTCTAGTTCGTTGACTTGTTCCTCTAATTTTTTTATTTTATCGACTGACTGCCCGCCGTCTACTTCTAATTTTATCGCTACCGTTTCCGCCATATCTTATATTATTTCTCTCATTGTTTCGTCTATGTATGTTAACCCCCCAGCGTTATTTGTTGATATTGTACCGTTATTTCCATTCTCGCCAGTTACCGTCGTTCCTTGTTCATCTTTAAAATGATAAGTTTCTATTAGGTTTGTAGTTCCAGCTGGTAGGTATTGATTTTTATAGGTGTCAATTTCTAAATTCGTTAAAGCATTAGACCAAATTTGTACGTTTCTTATTTTTATTTCTGGTCTTGACCAACTTGCCCTATTTCTTCCAAAAATAAAAGGTTGTGAATTTGTCGGCTTTACTCCAGTTTGTGAATTAGTAGTAGATTGACTTACTGCATCTAAAACCATTCTAAAACCACTTGTAGGGTTTATAACTATGCTTACGTGATATTCTATATTTGCTGAAAAACTTAATACATCACTTGCTATCTGAACAGCTCCAGAGGAATACCTTGTTAAAAAATATAGTTTTCCATTTTGAAACCAAAAAAACATTTGCCCTACATTGTAAGTAGTACCGTCTTGTGTCCCTATAGCCATTGCTGGAGTTCCAGAGTCTATATCTATTGTTGGAGTAAAGAAAAAAGAAATAGTCCTAAATCCGTTTACAATCGTTCCTATACTTAATTCATCGTTAGAAATTCCCTCGCTATTAAAGTTAATTCTTTGGTAAGGTTGTAAAGGTGGCATTTGAGCCTCTACCCACATTACGCTATTAATATAATTCGGATCTGTGTTTGTTGTTGTTATTGTTCCAGTATAAACAGAGTTAATATCTTGTATAGTGTTACCGCTACCCTCGTTTGTCGGAAAGTATGCTTTCAATCCACTTTCTGAGCCAGTCCAAACTCTTGAAATATCTGAGGAAATTTGTGAGGCACTTCTGCTAACGGTCCAGATATTTAAACCTTTTTGAATAGAAGTTCCTAAACTTGTGGGCGAATAAGAGCCAAATTTACCCCAGTTAAAAACTGCTCCACTTCTTGAAAGAGGGACGCTACTACTTGCTGTGTTTGTTTGTAAAACTCCGTCTACATAAATTTTAGCTTTATTGTCTGTAGAGTCAATAGTAACGGTAATGTAGTACCATTGCCCAGCATTAAAATATTGCCCAGCGTTTGACTCTATTAAAGCGTAATTATTACCGCTTGTACTGGTTGAAATATAAGCTCTTAATACTCCAGTATCTCGAAACTCCACATAAAAGGTCCTTTGCCCACTACTACCATATTGGGCGGATAGTGTTTCTCGTGGCATACCGTTATATGTAGTGTAAACTGGTTTAACCCAAAAACTTACTGTCCTTGCACCAGTTACAAAATTCGTTCCAATTATAACTCCGTCTTGATAAGTTCTGTCAAAACTTAAAGCGTCTTTTACTCCACTTTCTAAATATTGGCTGTAAATTCCTCTTCTTAATATCATACTAACTCACCTATTAAATTCCATTCGTCCTCTGCTATCTTTAACAAGGATGCGCCACAATTAATACGCCCCATTTCTAGTAAACCGTCTACAGAATTTATTGTTGTTACTCCAGACTCAAAAGCTACAAACCTTAAACTTTCAAATTTTTTAGTAAAGAAAAATTGCGTACCTATTGGAATTTCAAAACCTTCCATAGCGTTTGGCATAATATAAACGTCTGTATCGGTGTCGTTTTCTAAATTCTTGTTAGCGTCAAAACTGCTTAAATAATGAAAACCACCGCTTAGCGTTTCGGTAGGAATTAAAGTAGTGTCTGTAGGCTCTACAAACTCTAGTCCTGTTTCTCCGCTATTAACTTTTACAGTTTTACCGCCATTCCCTAAAAAACTACTAGGCGTGTCTGTCAAATCTGTAAACAAATAGTCAAGCATAGTTTTAACTTCCGAAACGCTTAGGTCGTTTATTTCAGAGCTACCGCCAGAAGTCCGACCTACTAAAGTGTTAGTACCTACGGTTAAAGCTATAGGGTTACTGCCCCCGCTTTGCTTTACTAGTATAGAGTGACTCTCAAAGTCTGTATAATTTACCTTTAAGTTTAGCGCGTCCTGTAGGTCCGTCTGGTCCGATAAAGTGCCTATAATGTCGCCCCAGTTTACAGAGCTACCCCCCGCCTCATAGACGTTTACAATTCCGCTAGCCGTTCTAGTTTGTAAAACATTGTCTACAATATTTAGAAATAGCTCGCCCTCGAAAATATCAGTATCTAACCAGCTACCGTCTGTATGGTCGTTAGTTGCTGGTATTGTTGCTGTAGCGCCTTCTATGTCGCTAACTTTTAAAATAATTCGTCTAAATTCTTCCATTTTTATAATTGTAAAAGTTTGGGGTTATACCTTAAAGGCGTGTTTTTACCCCCTCGTAAAATTTTAACTCCACCGCCTACGCCTTTCGGCGATTTTATAACTGGCGTTTTTGTCGAAGTAGTAGAAACTATAACTGGGTTACTCGTGCTGTATTCCGAAGTTTCTAAAACTTTGTATAGTTCTACTTTTGTTGTTTCGTAGCCGTTGGCGTCATAGTCTGTAATAGAGTTTTTTCTATACAAAACGCCGTTTATATTAACTAGGCTAGAAAAATCGCCTATAGTGTTCTCGTTTAATTTAAAGTAAGCCGTTAAAATTTTGCCGTCTATACTTGTCTGCTCTATAATATTAACTCTGTGGTAACCGTTAAAAAGGTTGTTATTTCTGTAATTGTTATAATTGTATAAAACCTTTAAAGGCTTACCGAAGTTTAAATCGAAACTAGGGTTTTGAGGGTTGTTAAAAGAGTGGTGAGCTTGAGGGTAACTTGTATAGCTGTTTAAACCGTTCGAGGCTAAAATAGACCAGTTACCAGAAATAGCTTTTAAACCATTGTTAAAAAAAATTCTAGGCTTACCCTTGTACGGCTTAAAAGTTACACCGTTGTCCTCGCTGTCTACCATTTTAGGCAAAATATATTTTGGTCCTATTTCAAAAGGTACAGTTTGAGCGAAAGGCACTTTAAACTCTATAGTTTCGTTACTGTATTCGTTGTCTGTGGTGTACTCGAAATTTCCGTAACTTTCGCCGTAGCTCTTTAAATACTCTCTATTAAAATAGTCGTTATCCTCAGTAAATTTAAAGGAGTAATTTTTAGCCGAGTCTACTACTACAGGCTTAATATTTATAGCTTTGCTGTGGTCCATTAATTCGGTATAGTTAACCTCTCCGCTATAGTAGTCGTCTAGTGGCTCTACTTTAATTACGTTGTTTTCGTCTGGCTCACTCACGTATAAATTAAACATCGTAATAATAGCCTTAACATAGTCGCTACATTTCATACTAGGCAAAAACCTAGGTAAGCTGATAACGTCATTTTCTACATATAAACCGTTTTTACTAGTCAAATCTAGACTAAACGAGTTGTTTAGATTAAAGTTTAAATCTATGTTAAAAGGCGCTCCGCCGTTTAAAACTCCCTCTATAAAAAAATCTGTATATACTTCGTCCCCAGCGTTTAGGCTTAAATTTGTGTTTGTAGTTTGGTTAAAATTAACGCTAGGGCTGTTAAAGAATAGCCTAGAGCTAGTACCTTTTACTCTACCGTTTACAATAACCCTACTCACGATTTTTAAATTACCGCTAGCCGTTCCTGTGTTCACGGTATAACCCACTAAACAGTTATAGTTTAGGTTTAAATTATACGTACCAGTTTTTAAAATTGTTATCCTGTTGTTTGTTGAGTCGTACTGAGCGTAACCGTCAGCTATTAAAGTCTCTGAAAATTGACTAAGAAAATAACGCCTTACTAAAAAAATAGAGTAGTTTGTAGAATTGTTATAGCTAAACCCTAAGGCGTTATAATTGTCAGTAAACGAGTTGTCAAAACTATAGTTAACTTGTCTTTTTGCTAAATCTGTAGGGGGTACGCTGGTCTTTTCTCCACCGCCAAAACCCCACGTTAGAGACTTAAATAAATTAGAGTCGAAAAAATTAGACTCAATAGTATAGCCTTCGTCTAAAGCCTCGAAGCATTTTAAAAAAGTTTCTCTTACGTAAACATAAGGAACAAAATTCTCTATTTTAATCGTATGTAGTGAGCTGTTATTATAGCCAAAGTCTATAACAGGATACCAGTACCCAAAACCGTCTGGCTCTTTTGCTACGTTATAGTTTGGCGTTAGTACGCCGTTAACCCTTACGCTAGTGTCCCAGCTTTTAGCTATATTATCTAAGGTTAAATTGT